CTATATTTAAATATATATGTCCCTTTCTAATTTCTCCCACAGAAACAGTTTGTTTACCGTTAAGTCTTTCGATTACTTTAGTAAACCTGTCTACTGTATTTTTTTGTTGAGTTGTCATTTCTTTGCTTTTGATGGTACAAATATACAAACTAATTTTAAACTATGCAAATAGTTCTTAAACTTTTTTACAGGGTATAAAAAAACCCCAGTCGTTAAACCAGGGTTTTGTTAGTGTATAGCTTTATACTACTAGGCAGTTTCTAAGGCTGCTTTGTCTACGCTAAAGTCGCCAGTTACAAAGGCGTTAGGTAGATAGTTAGTAAGTGCTACGCGTTCCTGTACTCTTACAGTTACAAAACCGTCGCGTACGTTAGTGCCGTCTTCTTTAAAGAATTCTACACCTACGTTATCACGTACCCATAACTGCGTACCCATTCCGAAGTTACCTACTAAATACTTATCAGAAGTAATAGCTGTATTCAAAATAACTGGTACACCGTTAATACGTGGCTGTAGCCCTTGGTTCCAATCTTTTACTAGGTATTCGTTTTGCGAAGACTTTAGTAATAAAATTTTGTGGAAGTCAGTAGGGTTAATCATAATGTAGTCAGCAGCGTAGTTAGCTAGTGCTAATTGGTTTAACGCTACAGTAAGTACGTCAAATTCGTTAGCGCTTTCAATAGCGTTAGCAAAACCACCAGCAGCAAAAGCTGTAGCATCAGAAATAATACCGCTTAGCTGTGGCGCTACGCCTGTACCATTTAAGATCTGGTTGTCTTCTACTTCTAATAGTTTTTCTGGCGCGCGTGCAGAAAGGTAGCTAGTAAGCTGTGGCGTATCGTTTAGCATCTCTTCAGAAATTCTAAAGTATGTACCAATTTTCTGTACGTTAGCATCAGACGCTGTAAAGTCAAAGTCAGACTGAGATAGTGTAGAACCTTCAGCTGTTGCACCAGCACCGTTAGAATAACCGCTTTCTTTTACGAAGCGTACTACGTCAGACGCAGTAGAACCTTGTGCGATTAGCTGGCGCATATGAACCAAACGTGTAGGGTCATATTTGTAGCCTGGTACGCGGTCAGCTGGTATAACTTCGCCTGTAAAGTCAGCGCCTGTAGTCATATCAGCCTTCACTTCGAAACGTGCAGCTTTAGACATTCCGTTACGCATAGCGTCTATAGCACCGCCTTCGATAGCTTCCATTAAAGCGCCTTTAAAAGTTGCTTTTTTGCCAGCTTCAAAGTTCTTTTTATTAGATACTTCTAACGCGTCGATACGTTCGTTAAATTTAGTTGTTAGTGTAGAAATTTCAGACTTTAACATTTCGTCTGCTTTTCCAGTAGCGCTTTCTAGCGCTTGACCGTAAGCCTTTTCCAATTTAGCGTCGATTACGTCGCCTAATTGGTCTAGGTGTTTTTTAGTGTTATCTTCCATTATAGAAAAATTAAAAAAGTTAGTTGTTAAATTTATTTATTAAATACTCGAAAACTTCTTGGCTGTTATCCACTGGCTGCGTGTCAATAGACGGCGCAGTAGCTTTAGAGAATAAACCCTTTAGTTTTAGTAGTTCGGCTTCGATACAGTAGCCCATTTCGTCGCTTATATCGCCTTTGCGTACAAGCTTAGCTAGTGCATCGTATCTTTTTAAAATGTTTTCCTGGGCTTTTTCGCCTTTAACGTCTAGTATTTTAGCTTGGTCGTTAGCCGCTAGTGTTACGGCGCTTACTTCGTATAGCTTTACTTCCGTTATTTCGCGGTAGTCCATTTTATTTTCTTTTTGCATTGGTAGAATACCTACGCTGTTTTCAGTAATTACGCCAGCTTTCATTAGTTCGATAACGTCGTTACCTAGTGTAGTCTTGGCTATTTCAGCTGTAAACATTAAACCTTTGTCGTCTTCTACTAGTTCTACCATTTTGCCCAGTGGCTGCGCCATATTGTGCTGGTATAAGTATTTAACGCGGTGTCCGTTTTCTTTGATCGTCTTAGCGTATGCACCAGGGCGTATAATATCGCTGTCGCTATCTTTGTTATTAAAGTAGCTAGCGTACCCTTTTACTATACCTTTTTTTTCGTCAGCGTCTACTAGTTCGCCTAGTGGCGCGCTTTTAAATAAAATACTCATATTAGAATAATTTGTACAAATTTACGGTTTTTTTATTAGTGTTATTTCGCCACCGTCTAGGGTGTTTTCGCTAGGTTCTATATACTGTAGTACTAGGTTTTCTTTTAGTGCTTTGCCTAGTAATTCTTCTAGCTGTTCAGCGCCTAAAACATTTAAGTAGTTTAGTGGCGTTTCTAGTTCTGGGTGTAAGGCTTCGTATTTTTCTATAAGTTTTAGTAGCTTATCCATTACCTACTTTTTAAAAGTTCGTTCCAAAGTTTTAACGTGTCAGCATAAATTTCTGGGTATAGCTTTTTAAATACTGGGTTACCTAAATAAAAGTTTTCTGCTGTGTGTGCTAAAAATTCGGCGTGGCGTTTAGTCATAGTTTTGTAATAGTCCATACTGTGTCCGTAGCCTATTTTATTTTTACTTACAGCGCCAAAAAAGTCGGCTGTAGCGGTCCATAAATCGTCAAACTCAGCGCTACTTAGTTCTGGCATTTTAGCTTTTATTTCGTAGTATTTTTCGCCTTGCAACATTAAATCGCTTTTATACTTTTTAATTTTTTCTTGCGCTTGTACACTTCTACTATTTAAACCTAAATTTTTCTGTAGTTTTTTAAATTCTTTAATTACTATAGGGCTGCTGTCTAGTCCACTTTGCACCCATAAATACTGTTGGTGTATTGCGTGTCCTGCTTCGTGTGCTATAGTTCTTTTAGTTAAAATTCCACCTTTGTTATTTGTAGCTTTGTTTAAATTTAAAATATAGCCGTCTATAAGTTTATTAGGTTCTGTACTAAATTTTATAAGTAGTTCACTACGTAAATCTTTAGTAAATTCTAAGTTACCTACGTCGTAACCTTCTTTTTCTAATTTGTCTAGCTGCTGCCAGGTGCTATAACCTGGGTGTTCTGTACGTTCTAAGTAGTCGCCTAGCGGTTCGCCTTTGCCTTGGTCTGGTCCGCTGTACCTTGGCTTAGGTTTTGGTTTTGTTGCGCCTATAGTTGCTGCTATACTTGCTACGTCTGCTGCTGTTAGTCCACCTGTTAGGTTTTCGCCAGCTAACTGTACGCCTATATTTTCTAAGCCTTCTACAGCTACAGCGTCTTCTATAGGTACTGGTATAGGGACGCATCTACAGTTCACTACGTTACTAGCGCTGCCGCGTCTGTCGCCTGGTTCCATTAGTTCTTCGCCTTGCACTATAAACGGCTGGTCGTATGGTACGGTCTGGCCGTCTGCTGCCCTATGGCTTGCGCGTTCGCGTCCGTCTAGTGCTGTAGACCATTCTTTTTGTAGCTGGTCTTTTGGGAATATAGTAGTAGCGCTTTCTAGTATAGCCTTATTACTTATAGCGGTGGTTTCTGTACGTATAAAGCGTTCGGCTTGGTATTGACTATAGCCGTCGAATTGACGCCGTAATATACGCGCCTGTTCAGCTGCGCCTAGCGCTTGAAATTCTGGGTCGCGGCTTAGTTTAGTTGTAAGGGCTATAAGTGTTTTTAAAGCTGTACCCTGTACTAGTGTTACGTTAGTCTTAGCTACCGCAGCGCCATAGCTAGCAAAACTTGTGCGCCATTGGTTTTGGTATTGGTCGGCGCTTTGCTTCTTTACAAACTTCTTATAGTTCTTAAAATACCAGTTAGCAAAATGTAGTCCAGTGTCTTCGTAGTATTCCTCGTAGAATTTAGACAAAAAAGCTACAGGGAATAAACCCTGTACTATTATACGCCCTTCGTCTACAAACTGCTGGACGCCTTTAGCGTATTCGGCGTTATACCATTTGCGTAGCTTAGCTATATACTGGCGTTCCATTTTACCGCGTTCACGTTCTACGGACGTTTGCCAGACTTGCTTAAACTGTTTAGTTAGCAGTTGTTTAGGCATTGTCTTCTAGTTCGGCTAGCTTCTTATTTGCATATACGCGCATAGCTTCGCCGCCCCATAAGTTGTAAGCTACAAAACCGTTATCTAGCCAGGGTTCGTCTTTTAGTTTGTCGTCTACAGTACTGTAGGTTTTGGCGCGTTCTAAATAGCTTCTAGTGCGTTTTAAAACGTCTAAGCTTATTGGTTCGCGGCTGCTTAGTTGCTGCGCCCTAGCTAGCCCTACGTTCGTGCCAGCTGTTACTACGTCCCTACCGTATTTTTCTATCCAGCCTAGCATACGCTTAGCGTTGTTAGTAGCTGCCTGTGGGTAGTCGTCGTAGCTTTCTGCTTTGCTAGTTTCTTTACTGCTTTCTGGGTGTTCAGCTGGTAGTAGGTCTGTATCGTGTTTGCCACCCCTAAACTTACCATTTTTAAGCGCATATAAATAACTATTTACGCGCGCCATAGCCCACTGTTCTGGGCTTTGTACTGTTGGTCTTACGCTTTGTGGGTTAGTTCTATAAGCGCCTACACCACGTTTATATACTTCGTATAGTGTACCTACAGTAGTACGCTTGCTGTCGTCGTCGCCTACTTCTTCGTTATGGTCGTTAGTTTTTTTTTCTAGTGCAGCGTTTAGCCTGTCGCTTATTTCTTTGTCTTTGATTTCAGCTATAGCCGTTTCGTATTCTGCGTGGGTGTCGAAGGGCATATATACTTCTTCGCCGTCAAAGGTGTGCTGGTGTGTACCACTACCGCCTAGTTCTTCGGCGCGTACCTGTGCTTCTTCTTCTGTAGTATATACGTCAGTCATTCCTGGTACTTCGGCTTTAACTTCTATACTATACAGCGCTTCTTTGATCAGCCTTTTTTCTTCTTCAATATCTACAGCCATAGGCGCTGGTTCTGGTATTTCTATATCCTGGTTACTTACTGGTAGTAGGTTACTAGGTATATAGTAGTCGTCCATAGCTGGCGTGTCTTCGTCCTTACCGTAGTTCATTACAGCGCGTTTTTCGTTTGGTGTTATCCACCAGGCGCTACTAAGCTGTTGTACTACTTTGTCGTTTTCTTCCTGTAGTTCTGGTATAGCTGTAAAGTCAAAATCTAGGTATAGGTTATCGCCGTACATTGGGACCAGCCAGCGGTTCAGTTCGTCGCGTAGTTTTATTAGTTCTGGTATTACAGCGTTTTGGTATAAAGCCTTTTTGGCTTCTTTCATATTGTTATAGGTGCTGGCTTCTGTATTGTTTAACAGCTGTACAGGCACGTTAAATATGTTACAAATATCTTTTATAGATGCGTTGTATTGTTCTATTAGTGAAACGTCCGCAGCGTTTAAACCAAAGTTTACCCAGCTTAGTTTCTTAGGTGTTATAATAACGTCGCCGCCGTTGTTACTACCTTGGTACTGCTGTCTAAATTTATCCTTTAACTGTTGCGCCTGTACTTCGTTTAGGTCGCCTTCTTCGGACATAAGTACACCCCTAGCGGTCTGGTTCTGTAGATATTTAACCCCTGTAGTTACAGCTTCGTTATTTGTTGTTAAACTTCTAAGACCAGCGCGTAGTGGGCTTTGACCGTATAAGTGGCTGCCTGTACCGTCGTAGTATGGGTTAAAATCTTTTATATGAAGTACACAGTCGGCGTCCATACTGTAGTTACCGTTATATTCTATACGGTATTCTTTTACTGGCTGCATAATACCGTTAGATACTATTTCTACTACTTGGCTGGGCAGTATATATAGTTCAGTATACTTACCTTGGCTGGGTCCACTGTCTGGACCTATACCGTAAACGTAACGGTTGCCTGTCAGCTTACCAAAGGCTATTAGTTCAGTTAGCCAGCTGTTATAAGACTGCGCCGCGTTTGGCCTGTCTAGCAGTTGGTGTAGTGCGGTGTCTTTAACTTCTACTAGCGCGTTTTTCTGTAGCATCTTAGCCTGGTACATAGTACTGCTGTCTAGCGTGCCACTTGTTAGCGCTTTGTATCTTTTTAAATCGTTGTCGCTTCTTTTTTCGTAAACTTGAAACGGTATAGTAGTAGCCGCCTTAGTTATAATATTTACCAACGAATATACTGTAGCGTTCTTACGGTAGCCTTCGTCTATATAGCTTCTGTCGTTTTCTGGGTTCCATAAAATACTTTCGCCTAAGTACTGGTATATAGCGCGGTTATATTCGGCTGCTGTCTGTTGGGCGTTCTTTGTTATAAGTTTTGAAATTCTGTCTAATAGGCTAGCCATACTTAATTTTTTACAAATTTACTATTTTTAAATTACAAAAAAGTCGTTACGGTTCTTATATAAACTATATGTACTGTAGCGCAGCGCGTCAGAAAGGTGGTTATGCTTATCAATAGGCTTATTTATTACCGTA